AAAAGAAAAACGACCACTCCCAAGAGAAAATTGAGATAAATGGTATAAAGGTATCAAAAAAACTACTTAATAGAGAACAATTACGCTCCTGCCCTGTGTGTGGTAGGTTTCCTAAAAAAACTTTGGATGATGTCTGCCTTTTGAAATTTGATTGTTGCCATAAGTGTTACATTCAATATGTTGAAGACAGAGAACAAAGATGGGAAAACGGTTGGCGCCCAAACGTTAACAAAGGAAATTAATAATGGCTACAGTATACGAAATCGTTCAGGGGTTATCCCAAGCAGCTGCGAACGCTTATGATGGCGCGCTAGATGAAAAAGGTGAACCACTTTTGGTTGGTTTACAAAGGGAAGACGGCGATCCAATTTTAGATAAAAGAATTATGGACGGATTTAATGTTAAATTTTATGGTAATATGATGTGTCTTTCCTATATGTCTGAGGTTATGCTAAAAGAAGTGTACGCTTCAGGTTTTGAAACTAGGATGGAAGAGCAATTGGCCGAAATTGTTAAGTTCCTTAAAAAAGAATACCGTAAGATTCGAGGCGAATCTGTTACTCTTACCGCTGACGGAGAGGTCGACGTTCGTGTTGAAAACTCTACAAGGGTGCGATCTTGGGTAGTGGCAAAGATGCACTATAAAGTAGGCGGCTTAAATGAGGATTTGGCTGTATCTGCTGACCAAGACACAAAGCCAGAAGATAGTTTTAGAAAATTTATTGATCAAGGTGGGTGGAACGGTGAAGGTGGTAAGCGCCCACAAAACGATACTAGAAAGAAGGAATCGTAAGATGCAAATAAGTGCTGATAGACTCAAAAAGATTATTATTGAAGAATACATTAAAGAAGAGCTACTTGATGAAAGCCAAGCCGCTCAAGATCTTTTAAGGCAGATTCTTGGCGATGAAGAGTATGAACGTCGTCAAGCACTTAAAAATCAAGGATCGCGCGGTGGTGATACTAAGCCAATGGAAAAACCAAACAAGGCATCAAAAACAATGCCTATGGATGACATTCCGGCAGATGATACTCCTTCATCTGAAGTACACCCTATAAAGGCGACTATTGATAGTATATATGAGTTAGTGGCTGACATGGACCCTGAAGATGTGCAAGAAATTTTTCAAATTGTTTTCGAAAAGCTTCCGGGTGTAGAATTAGAGCCCGCGCCAAAAAACCCAACAACATTATATAGACGAGGCGCTGAAGGTCGGCCCCAAGTTGGTTTTAAACTAGAAGAATTACAAGAACTTATTCGTAGAGTACTCAAGGATGTATGAGCTTCCAACTGGACAAAAAGCAACAGATTAAAGAAATTGTAAAGTGTGGCAAAGATCCAGCCTACTTTTTAAATAATTATGCAAGAATTTCACACCCGCTCCACGGGTTGATTTTGTTTAACACATACGATTTTCAAGATGATTTGCTGAAAGACTTTAATGATTATCGATTTAACGTTATCCTTAAAGCTCGGCAGTTAGGTATATCAACAATTACTGCAGGCTACATCGTGTGGATGATGCTGTTTCATCGCGACAAGGCTATTCTGGTCATGGCGACTAAGTTTGCCACAGCGGGTAACTTGGTAAAGAAAGTTAAGAATATTATGAGAAATGTTCCAGACTGGCTCAAAATAGCCACTATTTCTGTGGACAACCGCACGTCGTTTGAATTATCAAATGGTTCGTCTATCAAGGCGGCTTCCACGTCTGGAGATGCTGGTCGTTCCGAAGCACTGTCCTTGTTGGTGCTAGATGAGGCAGCTCATATTGAAGGTCTTGAAGAGCTGTGGACAGGGTTGTATCCTACACTGTCTACTGGTGGTCGCTGTATCGCGTTGTCTACTCCTAATGGTGTAGGGAATTGGTTCCACAAAACATGCATAGATGCGGATTCCGCTGCAAATAACTTTAATTTAACAACATTGCCGTGGGATGTCCACCCAGATAGAGGGCAAGAGTGGTACAAAAAAGAAACCAAAAACATGTCCAAGCGGCAGATTGCCCAAGAGCTTGAGTGTAATTTCAATACATCAGGCGAAACTGTGATTGACCCCGACTGTATGGAGTGGTTGTTAACTAATATTCGAGAACCTAAACATAGAACCGGCTTTGATAGAAACTTTTGGATTTGGGAAGAGTATAATCCATCATATAGTTATCTATTGGTAGCTGATGTCGCTCGCGGTGATGGAGCAGACTTCTCTACATTTCATATTATTAAATTAGAAACTTTAGAAGTTGTTGGCGAGTATCAAGGCAAACCCACGCTTGATATGTATGCCAACATGTTAAACGAAGTAGGTAAAGAATTTGGTAATTGTATGGTTGTTGTGGAAAACAACAACATTGGGTTCTCCGTGTTAGAAAAATTAAATGAATCTAGATACCCGAACTTGTATCATTCAATAAAATCAACGCATGAATATGTGGATCAACATACAGCAGAACATCTAAACTCTTCAGTGCCCGGTTTCACTACGTCCATGAAGACGAGACCGCTGATAATTGCGAAATTAGAAGAGTTTATCAGGAATAAACTAATTACGATATATTCTTCTCGTACCATTAACGAAATGAAAACTTTTATTTGGAGGAACGGCAAGCCCCAAGCAATGAAAGGATACCATGATGATTTAATCATGGCGCTCGCGATTGCCTGCTGGGTTAGAGACACTGCGATACAGCATAACGCAAGAGAACTTAATTACAAAAAAGCATTCTTAAATGCGGTGTACAAGTCAAACACAACTATGAATACACAAATTAAAGGACAACAAGGATACAAAAAAGACGAATTGTTTGATAAAATGAATGAAGCAAAAAACATATATGACCAATTTAAATGGATTGTAAAGTGAGATTATAAATGCCTGATAAAAATAAGAAAAAATACAACAATAGCAGAAACCCATTGAACCAGCAAAATGACCTGTTTAAAGCACTTACTAGACTATTCTCTGGTCCCATTGTTAATTATCGCTCTCAAACAGGCACTAAAATTCGTAGACAACACCTCGATAAATTTTCATCTAGGTTTAGAACAGCGTCCGGACAACAGTTTAAGAAGTCGCAGTACAGCCCACTTGATAATCTTGCGCTTAATGCTATGCAGAACCAGCGCCGCGTTGAGCGCTACATTGACTTTGATCAAATGGAATATATGCCAGAAATAGCGTCAGCATTGGACATCTACGCGGATGAAATGACAACCTATTCCGATCTTAGGCCTATGCTAAATGTAAAATGCTCAAATGAAGAAATCAAAGCTGTGCTACATAATCTTTATAGTAAAGTATTAAATGTTGAATACAACCTTTTTGGTTGGGCCCGCACAATGTGCAAGTATGGAGACTTCTTTCTGTACTTGGATATGGATGACAAGTTTGGTGTTCAGTCTGTTATCTCTCTGCCGATTACCGAAGTAGAAAGACTTGAGGGTCAAGACTCAACCAACCCGAACTATATTCAGTATCAATGGAACTCTGCTGGTATGACTTTTGAAAACTGGCAGATAGCACATTTTAGAGTGCTGGGGAACGATAAACACTCCCCGTACGGCACATCTATACTTGATCCAGCTCGCCGTATTTTTAGACAACTGACTCTTGTTGAGGATGCGATGATGGCTTATCGTATTATTCGTTCGTCAGAAAGAAGATTATTTAAGATTGATGTTGGTGGAATCCCGCCAAATGATATCGAACAATACATGGAAAAAATCGTTAGTAATCTTAAACGACATTCAGTCATTGATCAACAAACTGGTCGTGTTGATATGCGTTACAATCCGATGAGTATTGAGGAAGATTACTTTATTCCTGTGCGCCCGGGCTCCGCTACCGAAGTTACGAACCTAGCAGGGGGTCAAAACACAGCCGCTGTTGAGGATGTTAAGTATCTACGTGATAAATTGTTTGCGGCACTTAAGATTCCACAACCATACCTGTCTATGGGTGAAGGCGCTGCTGAAGACAAGACTACACTTGCTCAAAAGGATATTCGATTTGCGAGAACTATCCAGAGACTACAGCGAGTTATCATCCATGAGCTTGAGAAGATCGGCATTATTCATCTTTACACACTTGGATTCCGCGGAGATGACTTGATTAACTTTAAGCTTGCTCTAAATAACCCGTCCAAGATTGCTGAGATGCAAGAGATTGAGTTCTGGAAGGCTAAGTTTGATATCGCAGCATCAGCTACCGAGGGCTACTTTTCTCGACGTTGGGTCACTGAGCATATCTTCGGTATGTCAAATGAAGAGTTTGTTAGAAACCAGAGAGAGATTTACTACGATCGCAAGTACGATGCGTCACTTCAACAAGTTGCTGAAGCAGCTGCTGCGGGAGAGACCGCCGGCGCCACCGGTGGTGACTTAGGTGGTGACTTAGGTGGTGACTTAGGTGGCGATATGGGTGGTGACTTAGGTGGTGACTTGGGTGCTGATGCCGGCGCCGAACCGCCAGCAGAAATGCCGGCGGGTGATGCTGGTGGTGGAGATGACTCTCCATTGCTTGCGGTACCTCCCGGATCCCGGGATTCCGATAAAGTTAGTGTTTATGATAAAGGAACATACAATAGAAAAGATGGTATCAATGATGGTAGAAAATCATCAGGGCCTAGACAACGTAATATTGGAGCGCAATATAATTCTGAAAAGCGTGGAAATGCCACTAGATCTAAATTTCAAGGTGCCAGTGATTTGGCAACGTCAACAGTTCCTAGTATCGCAAAAGGTATTTACGAGCAAAAAGAATCTACTTATAATTTGAAAGAGTCTATTGAAGAACAAAGAATTTTTGAAGTCAATGATTCACTAAACCACCTAATCAGTAGTTTAGAAGATAAACAAAAACTAATTACGGAGCAAAATGATGAAAACTAAGTATAACAAAAAGAGGAATACAGCGTTTGTTTATGAAGCGTTGATTAGAGAAGGCACCTCTGCTATTCTACAGGGTGATCACGAAAGAAAGAATACTGTTGTAAAGTTAATTAAAAAACATTTTGCTCCTGATTCAATTCTGTACAAAGATCTACAGTGCTACCAGTCTCTTTATGAAACTACTGGTTTAGAAAAAGGAACGTGCGAAAAGATTATTAAAGAAGCTAAACTTGCTAGTCGTCTTTTGGACACTCAAGGCTTGTTCGTAAGCCAAACAGATTTGATAAACGATGTAAATAAGCAACTTGAGCCCTCCGTATTTAATAATTTTGTTCCAAACTACAAGTCTTTAGCCAACATCTACAAGATGTTTTCACACAGTACCGATCCTAAAAGCGCTGTAATTCTTGAAGGTTTAGTGCTGGAAAACATGTGCGAACCCGCCAAGGAAGAACCAGAGACTGCGGTTGATTCTTTGGTGGTTGATTCTTTTGTTGATAAATTTAACAACAAGTATGGTGAAACACTTCTTGAAGAGCAGAAGACATTATTAAACTTATACATTAGCTCTTTTGTCGACAATTGTTTAGAACTGAAAATGTTTTTGAATGAAGAAGTATCGAGGCTTAAGAAAGAATTAAATGGATCTAAATCGAGAGAGGACATTTCATCTGACGAGCAAATGTTACAAAAGACAGATTTAATCTTAGATAAATTAGAAACTCTTAGAGAGGGTCATGCTGACCATGGTATGTTACTTACGCTGTTAAAGGTTCAGCAATTAGTTGGGGAAATTAAAGAAGATGCCGATAGTAATTAAAATAGGTAAAGAAGCTAACGCTAAAAAAGTTAGATTAGAATTAAATGCTAGACAAGCACTTAATGGCGATGTAATGATTTTTGATCATGGAGACATCGATATTGTTCTATCTCCAAAAAATAATAAAATTGTTGCTTTCCCAAAAGAAACAATGTCTGATATGGTTTATGGTGCACAAAATAGGCTAATGACTCAATTGTTTAAAAAGGGAATCATTGTGCCCGAAAGTATTCAAGCTGGTTCGTATTTCGGCGCTCTAGAGGGAAGTATACAGGAATCAACTAACCCAGAAATAAACGCTCCAAAATTAGCGCTCATTAATATATCCCAATTTATTGAAGAAGAACGCCCATATTTTGAAAATAAAGAGGCGATTATTTCAATGACAGACGATGAATACCTTCACCCGGATAAAGAAGACTCTACCGAGCTGGGCGAAGTGCCACAGTCAACTGAAAAAGGATCAATGAAACGACAATTTGTTCGCGATCCTTATTCGCTTAATTATATTTATACAATTTAGAGAGGAAAATGGAATTATTAGCTTTTGTTTTGTGTGCTTACGGCCTTACGCAAATACTAGTTTACGGAAAAGTATTCAATGATATAAGGCCCACCGAAGGAAAACTTGGAGAATTGTTTAGTTGCCCTATGTGTATGGGTTTCCACGTAGGGTGGTTTTTAATGCTACTTTCTCCGTTCACCGAACTATTTAGTTTTGATGTATGTGTAGCGAACTTTTTTCTCTTAGGTTGGCTATCATCAGGAACCTCATATGTTTTTA